CGTCAGATCCATTGAACAGGACATAGAGACCTGATGACGTCGTTGTCGCGGTGTTGAACAGGACTTCACCGGTTCCAGATAGTGTTCGACGTATCCAAAGGCTGACGGTGCCTCGCTTGCCGTCTGAGACTCCAACAATGTTGGCTCGTTCAAGATAGTTTCCACTTCCGTTAAGCGCGACTGCATCAACGATATTTACCGGCATGGCCGCCGCAAGCGGTACAGTTCCTGGGATCATGTCGGATTATTCAAAACGGAAGTCACAATAATGCGCGACGAGGATTCGACCCAGTAAAACAGGTACGCGGTTTCGCCGCTCTCGATCGAAAACGGAAATGTCAGATCCACTGTCTTCTTCCAATTGGACCCGACTTGAATTGTGCGCGCGGCACCGCTCGCGGTGATCAGGATGCACCCAGATTGACCCGCTTTGGCGTTAGAAGGATTTCCGAGCGTCTGATTTCCAGCAATCGATACAGAGAAATTGAACCCCAGCGACATGTCGATAGCGATCGTCGCTGCATCGGTTAGCGCGACGATGTTGGCAGCATCCCACACACCATCAGGACTTAACCAAACGCCGGGCACATTAGAAAGATACTGCGCCGCAGTTGCTTCCTGCGGGAGACTATTCAGAATGCCTCTGACCGACCTATCGAGCGACTGATAATACCTATACCCGGTTTGCGTCGTCTGCCCTTTGGCGTCGGTCAGCGCATTCGGCTGCGGGATTGGCAGAGGCGCATCGCTCATGGCCGCAACTGCTCTGCATCCAGAGCCGCACCGTAAAACCCGCGTGCAACCTTGGCGCTGACCGCGAACTTATAAACCCGGCCATCCTCCGGAGCGATGCCCAGCCGATGCGCCCGTGTTCGCGTGACGGCCTTGCCCTGCTGTCCCAATGAAATAGAGCGCTCGTTGCCAAACGTTGCGCCGCCATCTTCGCTCCACGACACCATCAACTGCGGATCGGTATCCTGAATATTACCCTGCCCCGTGCCAACGCCCTGCTCGACATCGATATAAAGGCAGTTGTGCCTGAGCTTGTGCGGGAAGGCATGGACCGGCGGCGTCACGACTTCCAGAACCAGAGGTTCGCCGGCCTCATCCTTGAACGTCGCGCTCATCTCATAGAGCTTGCCGCTCGTCGCATCGCCCGCGATCAATTTGCCATCAAATGCGGTCACGGTCGAAACGCGCCAGTCGTTCGCACCGTAGCTCGCGCGCCGGTGCCAGAAGCCCGTCACGGTGTCGAACGTCCAGGTCCAATACCCCGGCGCCGTGATCGAATAGAACGTGTGCCCGTCCTTGACCCATGTCGAGGCTTTGATCTGCGAACGATCAGCAAGGGATTCGATGTCCCGCTCTACGGCATGTGTCGAAACCGGTGCCGCCTCGTAGCCGACAAACCGACGGACACGCCGATCATGGGCCACGAAGAAAATTGTCTGCTCTACGACCTTGACCGACGCCGGAGCCAAGCACCCAACATCCGCGGAGGTGACACGATCAAAGGCGAAATCAGCGTTGCCAGTGTTGCGCCAGAACTCCGTCGAAAGCTCACCGAATATCACCGCCTGCGATTGCATGGCAGACACAACGACGACCGCATCCGGGTTAGCGTCGGCGCGGGCATAGTCCAGCGGGTCCCAAGCGCTGGCATCATCGATCGCACCGATCTGCCAGGTGTTGTTGACCGTTCCGATGACGAAATACCCATCGACAAACGACAGGCTTGTGGGCGCCAACAGATGAACATCTGTCACCTGCGCCAAAACGCCGGCCCTGATGTAGTACATGAGGCCGTCACAGACGATGCCGATATCAGGCGGCGATCGCCGGTTGCGCTCAATATAGACGGGTGCGGTCTCCGAAATATTCATTGAGCCGACAAGTGTCACGACCTGGTTTGGCGTCGTCTTGTAGACCAGTGTGCCCGCTACGGTGTAAAGCACGCCGTCAACTTCGATCTTAGCTCGCACGCCGCCGTTTGCTTCGGGAAGATCCGCATATCCTTGCAAGCCGTCACAAGCGTAGATGTGCCACGGCGCCTTCGCTTCCTCTCCGATCTGCTCCGGAAAGCCATTGATGATAATGGCTGACCCACCTTGCTTGTACCGCGCCGGGTTCGAAGCAAGGCCGAGAGAGATCGGGACGATTGCCATTAAGCCCCCACCACGCGGCGCCAGCACCAGATCGCGCTGCCATCAACGATTTCAGCGCCGGTTCCGGTCGGGCCGCCGGACACGTCGGATGTTCCGGCCTCGATGCACTCATAAACATTGGCATTGTTGACCACGCACTGCCGCAGAGAATAAGCCGTGCTGCCCTGCCAGTTCGAGATGCTGTCCGTCACATCGCCAATGATGTAGCCGACGTCGGTATAGTGCCCCGTATATGCCAGAGCATTGTCAAAGCGGCTTTTCGGGACCGCGAAGAACGCCGCCTGAATGCTGTTCCATCCGTCGGCTGCATCCTGCTCAAGCCGCGGCGTCGGCGTTACCCCGAAAGGATCGCATAGCCGCAGCGCCAGCATATCGACAACGGCATTTTCGAACCGACCATCCAACGGCAGCACGTCACCGGAGAGCCCGTAGGCTTCCCATGATGCAATCATGCCGTTGAGTTCGTCGGTCGCGTCTGCGATGTCCTGTGCCGGCGGCGTTGCCCCGGACGGGATAGCCCCGATGCGGCGCAGCGCCCGCGTGCTAATCTGTGTCGCTGTCGCCATTGTCCACCGGCTCGTCTTTCTTCTTCTTGCGGGGGGAGGGTTCAGGCTGTTGTGCCTCAGCCTTCAGCTTTACCAATTCCCATTCCGGGATGGCCTGGCCGCTGTACTTGTCTTTCAACTGCGCCAGTGTCGTCATTCGGCGGCTTCCTTCTGCGGCTGCATGAATTCACCGAGGCGGCCCATGTAGGCCTTGGTTCCGATGTGTGCGAGCGAGATCGAGGCGTCCATGTAGACCTTGCCGCCGATGTCCCGCCAGCGCTGGCAGAACGCGTAATCCTCGGCCAGAACGCGATTCCCGGTTTCAGTCTTGATCCAGTACGGATCGAACAGGCGGCAGGTGTTGCCCGATGGCACGTTGCCGTCGATGTGATTCAAATCCTGATAGTGCGCGACCATCCTTTCGAGCATCGGCCGGCGCATGCGCATGAACCCGCCCGGCATACCCCAGACCTCAACAAGGCCCGTTGCTGGATCGCCGACAAGAGCGCCACCGTTGTCCATCTCCGAGCGGAACATGAAGGTGATCGGGTCTTGCCGCTTCGGATAGGCGCCAGCCACGAGATCAACGTCATGGCTCAGAAGCTTTTGCAGACCCTCCGGTTCCCAGCCGACATCGCAATCGATCATCACGAGATCGGTGGCGTCAGGATCGGAGAGGAAGTTTGAAACGATCTGCGCACGCAGCAGATAAATATCTGCATGGCCCAACTCATCGAACACGCGCACCTCAATTCCAGCCAGCGCCAAGCGGAACAGGTCGTGCATCAGAGATTTATAGGTCAGCACCGCAAGGTTGCCGCCATAGCACGGCAGAGCGATCCAGACTTTACGATGCTTTTTCTTCAGCGTGACCGCCATTCATCCCCCAAGAGAAAGCGGCGCGGAGACAATCCCCCGCGCCATCGATCGCGTTACGAGCTACCGGACAACCGCGTGCCGAGGTTCGGGCTGATCAGCTTGCGCCCGTACAGCATGTCGAGACGCCATTTGCTGATGTCGTTCGTGCCGTCATAGATCGGGATGATACGCACCGAGAGGTTGTTCTTGCTCTCCCGATGAGCACCGTAGGCTCCCGCCGGCAGCTCCATCGGTACGACCACAAGCGCCCCAGCATTCTTATGGAACACCATGTTTTGCTTGTATGCCGTCGAGGCAGTGCCGACGTTCGTGATCGTGCGACCGTCGAAGTTGCCGGAGTACGTGCAGGTCTGGTGAGGACCCGCCACGATGATCGGAGGCGAAATCGTCAACGTGGTGTCGTTCGATGTCGTCTCGTTTGCGGTCGTGTTCGCCTGAATGACGAACTGCTGCAAGATGCCCGTAGACGCTTTGGTCTTCGGGTTGACCATGTACACGCCGTCGATGGTGAATACGTCGCCCTTGGTCAGCGTGGCAGACGACCCCCAGCCATCGGTGACAATGGTCTGCGTCCACGTGTTCTTTGCCGTGTCGTAAGTCACTTCCTGAGTGTTGCCGTCGGTGAGCGGCGTCGCGTTGGTGCGCGTTCCGGCGACATGCGTCGGCGTGACCTGGCTCATATAGGTCGTAACGCCGCCGATCTCGCCAAGTGCACCCTTGCGATAAGCATCGGTCACGAGGCCGTTTGCGTACAAAGCCGTCTGAGCACCTACGAGGCCCCAATTATCGGACGGTGACAGGAGAGCAAGACGATCGCTCTGTGGCACGGCCATTTCATCGAGACGCTCGGGGCCTTTCGCAAAGTCCGCGTACGAATTGATTTTCTGGCCAGCGTCACCTACCCAGTTGTAGAAACCTTGGTAGAATGTCGTCGCAACGTCGGCGGCAACATAGTTCGCAAGATTGATCATGGCAGGCTTGATAATACGCGTTGCCATGTCTTCAACTTTTAGGGTCAGGTCAGTCGACGTGAACTGGAAGTCAACACCGATCTGCTTATCGACCGTGAGCGTCACCTTGCCTTCGATCACATCTTTGGTGTCGAGCGTCGGACCGGTGCGAACGGTAAAGTCAGCGGGGCGACGAATAGAGATCGTGTCACCAACCTTGTAGCCGTTCACCTCTTTGGTGAACTCATCTTCGTAGCCGCGGTGGATCTTTCCGAGCCACCCGAGTTCATTGTCCAAAATCGGCAATGCCATTTTGGCAATGATGTCTGCTGTCAATGTCGTATTGGACATTGGCTAAAGCCTTTCTCTGATTTTAAGAAAGCCCGTTAGTTGATGATGCCTTTGTCCCGCAGGTACTTGGCCATTCCATCAACATCCGTCCGCGACGCATCGAACTGCATCGGGTTTTGCCCGCCGTTCAGGATCGGCGCAGGCGGAGGGGCTTTGGTTACGGATTTGGGCGGCGGAGCGCTAAGTTTCGCTTCGATACGTCCCAGCTCAATCAGTGCTTGCCTCGGAGCAGTCCGACACTTGTCAAAGAGTTGTTGAGCAGCTTCAGGATTCTTGCCCAGCCAGTAGGCAATCTCGCCGCCCATCTCGCTCTCAATGAGATGACGGGCGGTAAGCTCGTGGATCGGCGTGCGATCGTTGACGACGGCATCGAAGTCCGGAACACGCTCACGCATGTCGGCTTTGATCCCATCCCACGCATCGCGGATGGTTTCGGCTTCACGCTGTTGCGCAGATTGCAGATTGTGCTCGGTCTCTTGCCGTTGGACCTCGCGGAATTTCTCCACGGCCTTTTCGGCAATGACTTCTTCAGGGTCTGTGATCTGCGAATAGTCGATTTGCCTTGGCGCGAGAAGATTAAGCCGAGCGCGTAGATCGGTGTTTTCTCTCTCGGCCTCTTTCATCCGACGCCAACGTTCCTGATTGCGCGCCTTGCGCCTCAGGTCCGCTTCGCTTGGCTGTTCCGGCACCTTTTCAGGCTCGGGGGTATGCTGCTCATTTCCGGCGGGCTCCGCGTTCGAAGCCTGCGGGGAAGACGACTGCTCTGGGCTTTGCACCTTTTCCGCTGGTGCGGCGGGAGAGTTTTCAGGGGTAGAAACGGTTTCCGACGTAACCGGCGCCGGAGCGGGAGACATATCTGTCATAGATTGGACCATTAAAAAGCCCGCCTTTCGGCGGGAGATTTCTGACCAGCGTTGGCACCGTTTCCTGGCCGCGGCGGAGGTTCACGCAACTTCTTTACTTTCAACGCATTGTCGAGTTGCGCGCCTTCGACCTTTGCAGCCTCTTGAGCAGCTTTCGCTTGCTCTTGGCCGGTCTTGGCTTTCGCACCCTCCAATTCAATATTCATCATCTCGGCGGCGCCCTGCATTTGCATTTCCTGCATCGGGTCGGCCTGCTGCGGCTGGTTCATCTGCTCCATTTGCTGGACAACAGGATTTGAGACCTTAAGGCGCTCGGCCAGTTCCTCAGCCCCTTCAAAGTCCATGTTGCGGACGATGATGTCAGCGCCAGCAATACCAACCTGCGGCAAGGCCGACGTGAGCTGTACCATCTGGTTGACAGCTTCCTGCCGGCGAGAAGCATAAGACGGACCAAGAACAACGCGCACCGAATTGAACCTCATCTTCGTGATGTCGTTGTACTTGAGTTCCGTGTCGCCGAACTTCATCAGGGACTTATTGATGGTGACTTCCTGCTCGGAGTCGTCCTCGCCCTTAATCCGCATCGTGCGTTCGTTGTCGTAAACCTTCGGGATCATATCGAGCAGCACGCGGCCAAGATGCTCGAGGCTGTGCTCGAGGTTGTCCACGAAGTGAAACGTTGCCTGCTGACCCTGCTCAACGCGCTGACCGATCGCCACGCCGGATGTTTCATTCGAACGCGCGCCGAGGGCGGCATCATATATGCCCGTCGTCGCTTTCATGTCGTCTGAGAGCATCTGCGCCATTTGAATGAGCGCAGTCGGAAGCGGCGGAGGCTCGACACGCTGCGGAACGCCACCCGGCACTTGTGGATCGGGCTCATACAGCAAATACGGCGTTGGAGATTTGTTGGCGTTGTCCCACAGACTTTTGTACTTACCGATTTGCTTTGCCGTCGCCATATAAGGCGCTTTCGGCTGCTGCCCCAGGCTCTCCGCCGCGACGCTCATGAAATAATTGTGCAGTTGCTGCGGCTCTCGCTGGAAGCGTATGAGGCCGTGGCGATAGACTCCCTGCTCAAGCGGGATTTCAGCACCAATGACCGGGATAATTGGTATCCATTTGCATGGGCATTCGTAGGCTTCTTCGAGCTGCTCGCTGCCCGACACAAGCGTCATTTCCGTCGTGTGAGACTTGACCTTGCGCGCGTCGACGAAGAAGCCGGCGTTGATCAGGTCGCGGAGTTGCTTTTCGCCCTCTTTCGTGACCTCCGTAATCTCGCCGCTCGGCAGCATGGCGATGGTCTTCATCACTTCCTTGCGCCGCCAATATTCTGCAACGCGGACGTAATCACCAGAGCCCCAAGCGACGACGCTACCCGACTGGCTGTTGGACACAGCCTCGATGCTGTCGGCTTTCTTTCCCTTCCAGCGTGCTTCAAACGCTTTCTTCGGCATCATCTCTGAGACGATACACCAGTTCATGTCCGATCGATCGGGCTCAAGCGCCGACGGATCGGGATAAACGGAAAGCGGATTGAAGATGCGCTTGATCAAAAGCTCTTGGTCAAAGCTCTCCTGATTGATGTAGTCCTGGACGACACGAAACCAACCAATGCCGCAGGCAACCATGTGCTCTGTAGCGTTGGCGTAAACATGCGAGGCAGATGAGTTGTACTGAATGCGCCGAAACATGCCGTTGGCGATCTCAGCGAGGTCGGACGTATCGTCGTTGTCGGTTTCCACCTTGATAATCGGCATGTTCTGCCGAATTGGGTTGGAAACCTGACGTAGAAACTGTCCAGATCGATTGATCGTTATCATAGGACGGCCGGCACGCTGCGCACGATCGGCATCGGACCACTGGAAACCTGCTGTGAAGCGCAGATCCTCCATAGCTTCACGCCGATTGTCGCGATCGTACTGATAGGAAAGCTCGATGGCCTCTCGCGCTTCATTAATGAGATCGTCCATCAAACGCCCATCCATCCGCCGGCGCCGACAGGAGATGCGTCCGACCACGCCACCGGTTCGGTTTCCGCAAATCTTCGCATCATCACGCCATATCGTGTCGCAGCCATGAGGTCGTCGCGTTCCTTCACAAGCTTTCCTTCAACACGGTGATAGAGCCTGAATTCCTCAAACCATTCTTCAAGGTTCGAAAACACCTTGAAGCGACCGGTCTGCATCCGGTCCAGCATTTCCATCAGGCCCGCTTCAACACCCGTCCCGCCTTCGGCATGAGTGGCGTGCTCGGGCAGCATGTTAAGGCCCTGCTTCCGGTACAGCTCCGAAAGTTGGTCGCCTGAGCCTTTGTCGTGTGCGTAACCGTCATGTGGCCAAGAGCATGGAATCCAGTCGCCCCATGGCTTGATGGCCGCGGCGTGCAGAACCGGTGTCGCCTCTCTCTGCCGATATGCCTTCGTGACATAGATGCAGTCCGCATCGCGATCGATTGCGAGATTAACGCCGGCAAATGGATGGTCCCAGCCGAAGTCCATGCCGTTGATCTGTGCCCAATGCCGTGGAATGGCGATGGGCGAAACTTTGATCAGATCCTCCGAGATCGGGAATACACGGCCCGAGCCCATTGTCGGGATGCCCTTGGCGCGCGCCTCACGCTCATGCGGCGGATAACTCGCGATAATCCGATCTTTTTCTTCGCGGGTATAGTGGTCAACGTCTTCGATTGTCATCGAAACGACGTGACGGCTCATTTCTCACCCAGAAGGAACAAGCTCACAACCTCGGACATGCCAAGCAGCGGAGTGAACGTAATGTATGCGAACTGCGATCGCTGACCTCGGTTGGTGCGGGTCAGGCCCTCAGTGTAAATATCGAGCGGCGGCTCTTCATCGAACCATACTGCATCGATCGTCGGCCCCTGCCATTTCTCACGGCCTTTTTCGTAGGCCTTGAAATATAGCAGGCTTTCTCCCGGCTGAACGTCGCCGCCGCCACCCCATTTGACAACCACGTTGTCGAGCAGGTTCGGGACGCCCATCGCCCGCCCCCAATCAACGAGGCAGTCTTTCGGGATTGTGCCCGTTCCCCACTCTTCCTCTTTCGGAGGGTTGCCGATCAAAACACGCTGCGGGTTATCGCGCGTCGATTCACCAGTAACGCCTGAAGCCCAAATGATTGTAGGCTTGTCGAACGTTGCGCCTTTCCACCAATCTGGATAGCGCCCGGTCAGGTGCATCGCCGTCTCGAAGCCACCAGCCCAAGTTTTGCCGAGCTGGTTGCCTGCCATGAAAAGCCGCTCGTGATGAACGGCGCCGGCGTAGTGAAACTCTTTCTGCTTTGCGTAAGGATCGTAGAACTTAAGGCGGTTAGTGTCTCGACGCCTTTTCGTCTCCGCCTGGAACTGTTTGAGCAGCAATAATGGATTGGAGAGCTGCGATCCCTGCTGCAAGCTCATCATCGCTCAATTCCTCAACGCGGTTCGTGTTTACATTCAATTCCTTCGGCAAGATGCCCGCAATGACCTTGAGATATTCATGCGGCCGGGTTTCCCGAACCTCGACAATTGCGCCGACGCCGTGCTGCTCGAAGTCCTGCTGAAGCGCCGCAAGGAAATCTTCACCGAGCTTATTGCGCGATCCCTTCGGGCGACCTTTACCGAACGTGTTTCCAGGTTGGAATGGCGGCGCTCCACGGCGCGTTTTCGTTCCGTTATTTAACGGAGTTGCAGGCGCCTTCTTATTCTTCATGATCAGATATGCAAAAGTCCGAGCCCAACAAGCGCATAAGCTCCAGCGTCTCCGCCGATGCCAACATCAGCACCAAAGAGCTTGGCGAGTGAGAGAAGCACAAGGATCGTCCCGCCGAGTTTTGCCAGCGGGCGTATCTGCGTGAAGATTTGATCTATGTTCATGTCAGGTTCCTAGCTTGTGACCTGCGATGCGAAAGTTCGTGTCGTGGTGATTTCGGTCTGAGGCTGATTTGATGTCGTGATGTTCGTGGGACTGGATGGACTTGTGACGACACCAGAGATCGGCGCGTGATCAATTTTGATCGGGAGCGTCGTGTCTACTCTGATGCCGTACTTGTTCTCATCAATACGGATGTCCCAGTATTTGTAGTTGGGAAGGCTCATGCCGGTGCGAACTGAGCTTTCTGGCTGTCGATAGCGTCTTTGATCATCTGAGCAACAGAGCGATCCGTGATGTTCACGATCGTGGTTTTTTCCTTTGCAGGCTCAAGCGGTGCGTACCTCTCAGGGACACCGAGAGAGACCGGCCTGGACCCGAATTTCTCTGCTTCAGTCAGCTTCCGCCGGTTACGGCCGGCAACGAAGAACCCGACCGGCGCCATGATCATGAACGCGAGACTGCCGCCGCCGGCGATGACGATGTTTGTGAACGAGCGCACAACCGTGTTCGGCTTGATCGCCTCATCCGGCGTCGCACCGGTGAATGCCAGGAACAACTGCGCCGCGACATCCGTCTGATTGACGACCGAAGAGGATTTGAAATCGATGCTCGCAACCTCGGAGGTCTTCTTGTCGATGATGCGCTGAGTTGCTTCGATGCGCTTGGTCAGATCGTCGACACGCTCGGATGTGGCGATGCGGTCCTCAAGGCCGGCTTTTTTCTCCATCAGCGCCAAGCACTTGGATTTGCAGCCGCCGCGGCGGGCTTCGAGATCAATCGCCTTCTGAGCACTTTCGAGGTTGGCGCGCAGGCCGTCGGCCGTCACACTCGCAGCCCAGGCGTTCTGGGATTTCAGTTCCTCAAGCTGCTTGCGCCACATGTCGAGGTTGGCGCGGTCGCTTTCCAGAGCGATGCGCTGATCCTCGAACTTGGTGTTCTGAACGCCGGTCTGCTGGATATCACCAACGCGGACGCCGGCGCCGTAGCCGAGATGGCTGTAGAACGCCACCATGCCGAGCGGCACGCAAAGCGCGGTCAAAGCGATGCCGGAACCGATCCGCTTGGACTCGATCTCGGAATAAGCCGCGTCAGGAACGAGCGCGAAGAAGATGGCGACGAGCGCGAAGCCGAGGCCGTGCAGCGTCGTCTGCGTGATGCCGTACTGATAGGAGATGGCGGCGTCGACGATGAGCGCTGCAATGCCAAGCGTCAGCCAGAACTTGCCGATCGAGGTATAGCCGGCATACCACGCTTTCATGGGGGCTTTGATGGATTTCAGCATGGGGGTGCCTCCG